TTGTCCAAGAAATTCTTGACAACTGCGAGGGAGAAGAAAGTTTTACCAGTAGATGTCTCGCCAGCAATAGCGGTGATGCGATTACTACTAACCCCACCAAGAATAGACCCTGACACGAGTCCATTGAACACGAAAGATCCCGTATCAATGTACTGTTCTTTATTCTCTTTATCAGAGGCAATTTTCGCATAATCAGAACCGATCTCCTTTACTATTTCGTTCAATAAGTCCATGTCAAATACCTAATAATTTACGTTGGCGTTCAAAATAACCATGCAATATCCAAGAACTGCTGTTCATTTTATCGGTGCCACCAATACCCCATTCAAACTTAACTCTATCATGATTTGCAAATTTGTCAAGTTCTGGTGTGTTACCCTTGCCTCTGTCACCTCCATTACAGAAGACAACTGTCTGAGAGATATCAAGACATTTCTCTATGGCACCACAGGCAGAGTCGTCAGCATCATCCCATGATATCACAGCATCAACCATATCAAGATGACGTACAATGTCTGCACGTTCTGTCCAAGATTGAAAGTATTGTCCTTTTTTTCTTGTCAACCATGGATCACCATTCAAACCTACCACAAGATAGTTTGATAGGTCTTTTGCTCTAGCAAAATACTGTATGTGTCCACTGTGTATCGGATCAAACCCACCTGTTACCAGACTAATCTTATCAAAAAACATTATATTACCATACCATATTGTTCTCTAAGAATTTTTTTGTAAGGTCCGTTAGGATACTGTTCTCTAATCTCCTTGACAAGTTTTAATCTTTGAAATAAAGATGTGTCACCTCCTAGATGTAATGATTTTACAATAGTAGCTAAGTCTTTGTCGTTGATAGGTAAATCCATTTAGATAAAAAATGATTCTAGTGTTGCAGTTTTTTGTACTTCCCACCCAATAGCATCAAGTATTGCTTTGAGTGGTTCGAGAAATGATTTTTCAAACATGAGGTCATAGTCAACATACTTGCCGAGACCCAATTCAGTTGGAAAGTCTGATATAAATGATATCACATTTTCTCTGATTGGATTAGGTTTAGACAGATAAACAAATTTTATCTTTTCACCATTTTGTATGGCACTATACTTTGCCTCTAGTTTGTTTTTCTTTACATAATGATTATAAAGTAAAGATCCTCTTACGTGAATAGGAGTTCCTTTAGAATAGATTGATAAGTTGCTTACATACTTTGCAAGATTATTGCATGATCTGGGGAATGCAACCATGGCAGGGTCAAGTTTTTTGAAGTCACTCCTCATCGTCTCAATATAATTGATAACATCATCTTCAGTTTGACTCATTATTATATTCAGTGCTTCCTTGATCATTTTTCTGCAAGGTGCAGGTGTAGAAGATTTGACCGCTTCTATTCCCATCATCTTCAATTTCGGTTCAGCAAATCTTACTCCCTCTATATCCCATGCATTGAGTATGTAGCGTTTTTTTGCAGTCCATATTCCACGTTCGGCAATTGTCTCACGTTTCATGAACATTTTCTGTTCGTATGCATTTACATACGTCGCCAACGCTTCATAAGAATCCGAAATATAATTTTCAAGTTCCATCTGACAGACCTTATCAATGAACGTGACGATGCTCTCAGCATTTTTTTCTCTGCCTTTGTATATAATGTCAACCAGAGGACCCATATGAAGATAAATGGAATCAGTATCTGAAGCAATAACATAGTCTTTCTCCTGTGTTTTGAGTACATTGTTCATGTACTTGTTTACTTTTTTCTCTATCCATCGTATGCTGAACTGACCACCGAGAGTAATTGCTTCAGCATTTTCCAACTTATAATAACGAAAGTAATTGTTGCCGATAGCACCATAAGCAGAATTAAGTTGGATTTTTTTCGCCATCTGGATGTTGTTACACCTTGCGATCTCCTTCTCAAGTTTCTTCGATGGTTTTTTCTCATACTCTTGCTTTGCAGCAAGCATTTTTTTCTTGAATACAACTCGTTCATTGTAAATTTTCTCCATCAGTTTGGGTAAGAAACCACGTTTTTTTGTGGTAAACATTGCACCATTAGGACATACAGTTACATCCTTTAGATTGTCTAAATTAACTTCCTCATTCAACAGTTTATCTACTGAGACTGATGGATACCTTGTATCTAAAACAGTCTCTGGAGATATATTGTACTGCATAATAAGATGAGGATACAAACTGTTGAGGTCAAAAGAAACAACCCAGTCGTACATACCAGGTATAGGTTCTTTGACATACGCTCCTGCATACTTTTCACTTTTGTCATGGTCTTTTTTGGGTGGAATGACAATGCCTTTCCTTTTTAGATCATTGTATATGATCATGTCCCACATTCTAACCTGATAAAACACATCTGTAAAGTTTACCTTTGCGTCGAACGCCATAGTAACAGCAAGTTCAATCAACTTCATCTTTTCTTCAAGACTGTCAACAATTCTAACGTCTTGTATGTTATAATCTACAAATTTATTCCACGCTTTCGTATAAAATTCTTTGAATGTGTCGTATTCAGAGTGATCTAGTTTTTTCTGACCTAGTTCTACCTCTCCTATGTAGTCAAGTCGATACGATTCCTGTGCCTTATATGTAAATTTTTTATACAGATCAAGATAATCGAGCACCGTGACACCACCGATGTCATACACAGTGTGTGCTCTACCTTGCATGTATATTTCTTCATGAGTAACCAGACCCCAAGGTGATAATTTTTTAGATGCCTTCTCACCCAATACTCTGGTAATTCTTTTTGCAAGATATGGAATATCATACAACTGACAGTTCCAACCAGTCACAACTTCTGGTGGATCATGTGACCAAAAATTCATAAAGTGCTGTAACAAATCATACTCATCATTACACTGCACATACTTGACCATAGGATCGTTGTGGTGATAGGCACCCACACCAAAAGTTAGTATTCTTTTTGTTGCATAATCTTGTAATGTGATACACAACATCTCTTCATCACATTTTTCAACAGTAGGAAATCCATTTTCAGATTTAACCTCAATATCAATTGTAACTAATTTGATTTTGTTGATATCAAATTTAATTTCAGTTTCTGGATACTTGTCAGAAATATATTGATAGATGTATCTGTTATTACCATATACTTCAAACCCTTTTACTTCACCATGACTTCTAATAAACTCTCTAGTATCACGAACTGTGCCAGGTTGTATACTCTGCACGTACTTTCCATCTAATGTTTTATACTTTGTTTTCTTTTTACTTGGTACAAACATAGTTGGTTGAAACTTTTCTCTTACAGTAAAGTTTTTACCATTTTCATATCCACGTACAAGAAAATCATTACCAACCATCTGTACGTTTGTATAATATCTCATTCTAACTCCCTCACCATACGAACAAAATTATCATGCATATATTGTATATCATTTTTGCTCATGTAGGGAGGTGGCATATCAAGAAAAGTTCCTTGCTCATCGTTTCTCATATCTACAATCAAATCCTCTTGTATAAAACCTGCATCAACTGCCATCTTTCTCAATGGTGTGCCATGATAAGGTGTGAATATAAAACCGTTCAAGTCGTTAGATTTTAGTTTTGCTGCTAGTCTAACAGACTTCATAGCATCTTCCATCGTTTCATACGGGTATCCAAAGATAAAGTTGCATGTAGTTGACAAATCTGCTTCATGTGCTATGTCAAATGCTTTGATTGCCAAATCATTTTTGTAATCTCTACCGATATATTTTTTTCTGAACTCAGGATCTCCATGCTCAACTCCAATATTAATTTTTTGACATCCAATTTCTTTCAATCGTTTCGCTTGATATAGTGTAAAAAGTTCTGGTCTTGTTTGTGCAAAAAATGGTAGATTTAATTCCTCCCACATGTCACAGAACTCATCAAATTCTCTTGGTGGCATAGTGAGAAGTGTATCTGTGATCACCCATGCAAAAGTAATTTGATGTTTTTCAATCAGATCATCCATCTCTGCTTTGATATGAGGTATTGATCTACGTCTAAAAAATTTACCTGCATTCTCCTCTGCATATAATGTATTTTTGCCAGGTGAATTACAATATGCACACTTGAATGGGCATCCACGTTGTGTTTCTATCGTTGCTATCTTGACAATCTTTCCTTGAAAAGGTCTGTACAAGGACTTATCTGGAAAAATTGTGTGATCTGTGATAGGTAGAGTGTTCACATCGACCACAGGTCTCAAAGGATTTGGCCATACATTGAGAAGGTCTTTACAAGATTTTCCCTCTGATATATAATCCATCATTTCTGGTATTGCTTCGTCACCCTCACCTCTACACAAGTAATCACATTTATCATCAAACAAATGAGGTGCAGCAGTCGGAAAAACTCCACCAACAACACTAATAAATGATTGATCTATCACACGACTCATCATTTTTTGCCAGATAAAATATGTGTCTTCGACTAGAGAAGATATAATAACATCGGGATTGAAATCTATGACCTTATCTCTCCATGCGTCATACATATCAACATTTTCTATTCTAAAACCTGTGCCATCCCATGTATACTCAGGCATCATTCCTCTTTTTGATCTTTCTTTATCTCTATCTGCTCTCGCTGATGCTAGTTCTGTATCAATTGGAAACCATGTAGCATCAAATAAGTCTATGTTACTATAACCTGCTCTTTTCAAACATGCAGTAATGATAGCAATACCACCAGGTGGTGTCACTCTCATGTGTTGATTGGGATAACACCATAAAATTCTAAGATTTTTTTGTGACATCCTTTGCAGTCAATGCCTGATACTTATCTAGTTGTGCTTTGTCTGGTTCTATAATTGTAAGAAAACTATCTGAATGCACCATCATCTCACGTTGCATAGTAAACGATGGCCATGACTCTAAAAACTCTCCTTTCAGTTCAAAAGGATCTATAAGTTTACAATCAGGTTCTCCCATCTCTGATCCCACCTCTTCAAGTCTAGAAATAAGAACAAGATTGTTCTTGAATAATATAATTTTGATCATAAAGAAAGACTTCTTGACTTTAAGTTTACCACAACATTCCTTACTTTGTCAATGTAACCTTGATTTCGTAACTCTTTGAATACCATATTTTCAAATCCATACTCTCCGTATTTTTGTAATGAAGTACCTCTTGAGTCTCTTAGTTTCTTGACTAATTCTTTCAACCCATCAGCATCCTCACCTTTTATAAGAGAGTCAATCTGATTTTTAAAATTGTTTACCTTCTTCTCAATTTCTTTCTCATCAACATCACCCTCTACTGGTTCTGGTTCTTGAATCCATGCACTCTTCATCAAACTATACACACCTTGACTCTTCTTCCTAGTAATGCCAGGTTTTTCAATGTATGGTTCTGCTTTCACACCATAGATTGTAACGTTATGAGTCAACTCCCATAAAGTTTTCTTGTCCATATAGTATTGATCTAACAAATCTGGATTACAGTCAGGTATAAACTTAGGATCTACAACTAGATGTACATCTAAATCAGAATATTGTGTGTAATTATAACCTGCATTACCACCCAGTAGTAATACATCTTTGATTGCCCTATCATCTAAATCAACAAATGCAGCAAAAGATTTTGCAAACTTCATCAAAGCATCTCTAACCTCAGGCTTGAGAGAATCCCCAACCCAGAAGACTGGATTGAGGATGTCTGTAAATCTAAGAGTGATAGTCTCCCTTAGATCTTCCGCTTTTATATGTTTTAGAACTTTTGAATACATATGATCTATCAATCACATGTATTTAGAGCCAATCTTTACGTCGCTGTGCTTCTGGTACTACTTTCTCAATATCTATGAGTAGTAAACCATCTTCAAATCTTACATCCTTGACAACAAGTTCTTCTGGTAATGACCAGGTACGTGTAAATGCACGTTGTGCTAGTCCTCGATGCATATATTCATGCTCTACACCGTTATCCTTCTTACCTTCTATCACAAGTTGTCCTTCTTGTGTATAGACTTTTAGGTTCTCTTTTTTGAAACCTGCTGCTGCTACCTCTACCCTATATTCATTGTTAGATAATTTTATAGTATTATAAGGTGGATAGTTTTGAATTGGTGTGTCGAATTTAGATTGCCATTCGTCAAAACCAATCATATTTCTCCTTATCTTTTGAAGATAATCATACGTATCTCCAACAGACAATGTGATACTTCCGTCTGTACCAAACATGGTGACCTCCTTGAGCGTCTAATTGTAATGTCCCCGTAGGCGACAGTACTAATTATACAAAATCACTTGCGAGATCTGATTCGGTTCTTACGATAAGTAAAGTATAGATTACTGTACGCTGCTATTACGAGAAGGATGAGAAGGAAAGTGTTAATTGGCATCTGATGTTTTTTTCTTACCAATATTATACTTCGTTTCTAAAACCCAATCACCTTTATCTTTATATGCAATTACTTTGATTTGATTTAATGGTGCAATATCTTTGATTGAATCTGATAATAATACTCCAACTAATCCCCAATCAGATAGTAGTTGAACAATTCGATTTCTTCTCTGGACATCATTGACGCTTAGATTTGCCTTCTTTCCATCAAGAGCAAATAATTCTTTGAAGTGTACAATGTAATACTTACCCTGCTTGTGTAGAATATGACATGATTGATATAATTTTTTTTCTTTTCTTGACGCTACACCAATTCTTGTAAGTGTTTCTCTTACTTTTAAAAAATCATCTGGTTCTGATAGGAGCACCTCAACCATTTTATCTGGTGTCCAATTGTATTCCGCTTCCATTACAACACTCATTTCAATCCTCCTCGCTCAAGTTTCTCTTGTATAAAAGTGAGTTGTTTTTTAGAAAGGAGTGGAAGAACTTGTTTCGCTTTTTCGTTACTATATCCATAGTAACGTTTCACATAATCAAGATTCTGTAATTCTTCTTTCTTCACCCAAGGAGAAAACCTCTTCTTGGATCGTAAAATATTTAGTAAAAAATCATGTTGTAGTTTGTTATCTAAGTTATGGTATATGTTCATCTCATTTGCATACATGATGGCATCTAGGTGCCCAGACATACATCTGTTGATAATATATGGTAAATATTTCTTCTCTAAATCAGGATCCTCATCAATGAGATTTTTTTTATTGTGATTGATATTATTCAACCAATCTTTTAGTTCAACGCTCAAAGATCTGCTCCTTCATATCAGTGTTCCAGTTCTTATAATACTCTGTTTTCTTCAAGTCTGCTCTCTTTTCTAATAAATCTTTGCGATCTTGTACAATTATCGCTGACATACCACTATTCAACTTGACACCTGCAACCTCTTCTATTATATCAGGATGTTCGGCATAAAAAATATAGTCAGGATGTTTTTTACCCAACCATTCAACCACAGATTTTAATTTTTTGGCATTTGGTAATAGTGGATATGTAAAAACAAATATCTTAACTCTTTGACCAAGTTCTTTTATGTCTTCTTCTAACTGATCATAATTAATAAATTTTTTTACATCAACATTTCCTTCTAACCATGCCTTTTTTGCATAGGGACATGGTGGCATACCTGCAAAAGCAGGGTTTGGCACACTTAGTAAATCATTTATCCAATCACTAACTTGATTTTCCATAACGAGGTCGTATGATGATTTGATTGCCTTCATAATCAGGTATAAAATCTAAAGGAACGTCATGTGCCCAACATAATTCCTCATAAAGAGAGTTCAATCTCTCCATATCGGAGTATAAATCATTCACTTCGTCCATCAGTTTTCAAGTATTTTTTGATAACTTCAATTTGATCATGATATTTAGCTACCTGATCAAGTTCAGTCTGTATTGCTTCCATTATATCACTATGTTCACCGATACCTGCAGGGTTTGTCAGGTAAACCTCAATATTAGCAAGGTGTTTTTGTATATCTCCATTAGCATGAGAGATAAGAGCGTTTATAATGGTTTTTCTCATTAGAAATTAGTCAACACAAGTTCTTTTCTTTGTCTTTGTGCCATTGTGTAACTGGCAGTAGACCTCATTGTATATGTATGTTCGTATTCTGCTGCTTTCCAATCGTTAAATCGTCTTTTATTCAAGTTAGACGAGTTATAACTGACCACCATGTGATGTTTTGCCTCAGAGCATGCCTTAGAAAAGTTTGTATGGTGAAAATACTTTTGCATACCACCTTTTTTACCATATAAATTTGACCCTATTTCATAAGGAGGATCAAGATAGACAAAAGAATTTTCTCCACCCAGTAAAAATTCGTATGATACGTTAGTTATCTTCCAATTTCTTATAATTTTTGAATATTCTGGTAGTTTTTCGATTCCTCTCATTGAAAAATTTGAATCACTCGCTTGTTTAGAGAAAGATGATGCCTCAGATAATCCAGAAAAACTACATT